ATTTTTTATAATTTGGTTGCGAGGAACGTAACTCCTCCGTTTTTCAAACTCCCGGCGTTACTTGGCGGCCCCTACGGCCTCGAAAACTCAACAAACCCTTCACGCCAACCGGACGGCGGCCAACATTAAATTGCTATTATGCGCCGTTTACCTCAACTGTTGCTTGCCCTTTTTCATTTGTCGTGCCTCCAAATTCAGGGCGCACAACAGCAATTTCTGGACGTAAGGCAAAATTTGCCATGCCACAGAGCTGCCGCTGTTGCATTAAAATAACTCTTTTTTTATTTCTAAGTACCTTCTCAAATTAGTTCCCTCTCCCCTTGCATACATCCATACAAGGGCCGGGCTGATCTCTAATTTTTCGGCGATCTCAAATACTTTTTTTCTTTTACCAGGCTTATCAAATCGTGCAAAAGCCTTTACCACAGCTAATTTTGCTGATTCTAAAGCCTTATCATAGTTTTCTACTGTTTTCATAAAAGCAAATTTATATAAAAAAATTAAATAAAAAACTTTTTTATTTAAAAATATCTTCCTAATTTAGCATTATTTATAACCAAAATTTACAATCATGAAAAAGCTAATTTCAAAACTAATTAGTGCCAAAACATCAAATCAGTATTGGGCAATTACTGTAAACTACACAGACGTAGATGATCTTTTAGACGGCACTTATGAAATAGTTGCTGTATCTGTTTATAATGGTGATAAATTTGTTGCCGACATTACAGATATTCTTTCAGACCTTAATTTACTTGAAAAAATTGTCACCGACATTGATTGGTATCAGGAATACCGGGAGCAACAATCCGACAGGTTGGAGCAAGATGCTTTTGATAATATCAAAGATAGGGAGGCAATATGAAGCCACAAACTAAACTACTAATCACCCTTATACTTGCATCTGTCCTTATATGGATTACATCCTGCCGGACGTATCGGGTAGAATATGCTGAAGCTAAAATAACAGTAAACAAAGGACAGGTGAAAGTAGAACCTATTACCAATTTCAAACCAATGCCGGACACTACTGTACGGGGTTATTTAATCAGAAAAAAATACTAACCATGATAACAGCATCATTCACACTGACAAGCCTTATCGTTCTAATTTCAATACTCACAACCGGATTATTGCTTATAAACTGGTGGGGCGGGATTGAGGAAAAGAGGCTAAAAAAAAAGTATGACGAAAGATACCCATCAGCCGGTCGCAAGTACAGCAAGGAGATAAACGACAAACTTGACTTTGATATAACTGATGATTTTTATAATAATTAAACTAAAAAAAATGAACAACGAACTAATCAAATCAGAAACCTTTGACCTCGCAAGGCCACAGCAAGCCCTTCAAGTCGCATCCGAATTGCAAAGATTTGTAAAAGAAAAAAACCTGACCGCAAACATTAAGGGCAAGCAATACCCGTTAGTTGAAAGCTGGTTATTCGCAGGAAGCCAGTTAGGGTTGTATCCACTTCTTACTGATGTAGTTGACCAGTCTAATGACAAGGAAACTAAGTATATGGCAACTGTTGAGGTTCGCCGTATATCGGATAATCAGCTTATGAGTAAGGGTGTAGCATTGTGTAGCAATAAGGAGGCAAGCAAGCGGCTTTTTGACGAATATGCAATATGTAGCATGGCGCAAACCAGGGCCACGGGTAAGGCATTCCGTAACCTGCTGGCATGGCTTATGAAGGCGGCGGGCTTTGAGGCTACTCCGGCGGAGGAGATGGATTTCGGTAAAACACCGGAGCCTGATTTTTCAGACATACCGGACGAAGGTGAGAGGCAGCTACTCCGCAACCTTGCCTATAATTCTGATTTGAATAGCGAGGAAATGGAGGCAGCAATGACGGCAATAGACCTGTGCACAAATTATACGACTTATCAGAAAATTCAGCATAGATTAGAGGCAAGGCAAAAGGGTATTGAACAAATTGTAAATCCCTCAAAAAAAGACATTAATAAACATCTGAAAAAATCAGTACAATGATACCCGCCAACCTTACAGAACCGGGCTTTTAGGATCAAAACCGAAGTATAAAAACAAATACCCATATAGTTATTTATGATTATTATTCCAGCACAGCTTGACGGGATGCGAACCCTAAAGGACAAAACCTTAAAGATAACTTTTGAAACTCAGGAGTTAAACCCGCAGCAACTTTTGGATGTAATGGAAAACCTAAATTCTTTCGGTTACCTGGCATTTAAGGTTGAGCCGTTTAAGCAGGAAGAAAAAACTTTACTTGAAGATTTGAAAAGCGATATTGAGTTTGGAGGTAAAACCAGTTCACAAAGACTGAAGGCCGTATTATTCAGATTATGGCAAAAAGAACCGGAGGGGTTTGACAGTTCAGTAAAACACTATGAGCATCACATGGAGAAGATAATTAGCCACTTTAAAAGTAAATTAGACTAATGATAACCCTAAAAATCGGAATTGATCCCGACGTTAAAAAATCTGGCTACTGCCTGATTGAGCAAAACCCATTTGATAAGCCAGTTATCCGTAAACTGACAACCTTAAACTTTTGGGATTTGATTGAGGAAGTATCTGCCATCAATGCTTACAGGGATGAATCTCAGACAAGCCTAATTGTTTTTCTGGAGGCAGGCTGGATGAATAAGACAAAGAATTATCATGGGGCCAGCAACAAGGCAATAGCGGGCAGGATAGGAGCCAACGTGGGTGAAAATCATGCAATAGGTAAGCTCATAGCTGAATTTTTAGAACGGTCTGAAATTACTTTTAAATTAGTCAGGCCGGTGTCAAGTAAATGGAGTGCTGATTTATTCAGGAAGATTACAAGATTTGAAAGAAGGACAAACCAGGAGGAGAGGGATGCTGTAAAGGCTTGTTGGTAATTTTTGTTTTGGTTCGTTGATTGTAAATAAAAACGGGGTGACTATTCTTAGCCTTGCCCCTAATTTTAAAAATTAATATATGCCAGGTATTGTAACATTATTAAAACCTCTTGTAGTTGGTGATTACAATGTGATGAGAAAGCTACATAAGAAGTATTATTTTTCCGTCAAAGACAGGAGAGAAATTGTAAACAGGTGGAGGATGAAATATGGCCAGCAGATGGAAAACTGGTTTATTCAGATAAACCCTGAAACTAATACAAGGTTATGCGAAGATTTATAGTGATACTTTTTTTGCTTTGTCTTATCGGTTGCCATCCTCAGAAAAAAGGCTGTGAACCGCAAAAGGTACGGCGTGAAATCAAATTCAAAGGATTCCTGTGATAGAAGGTTTTGAGGATATAACATACGACCTTACCGACTTTGAGAAGTCGCTGGTTCCAGGCTTTGTAGCCTCTCTGGTTAAAAGGGTTGGTAAAGACAAGGCAATCACATCAAAAGAAATTATTGCCGCCTATGCAACTAAAGGAGTTGTTATAAATGATGCCAGGATTAGGAAGATAATCAACCACATCAGGACAGGCTATCTTGTAAAAGGATTAATGGCTACTTCAAAGGGGTATTACGTTTCGGTTGACAGGCAGGAAATAGCTGAGTATTGCGCCAGTCTTGGGCATAGGGAGGCGGCTATTGGTTCAGTTAGAAAAGTTATGGAAGAATATTTGAAAGATATAAGCAGCCCCGATCATTCATAACAGGGTTTTGGTTTTGGTTCAAAAAAGGGGGCTGCCTTTTTTGGTTATTCGTAAAATGTACTATATTTGAATTGCAGAAAATTTAGTATGATTAGTTTAAAATTATTTGATGCCTTTAAGCTGGCCCGGAAACGGGAGTGGTTTTCATACTAAGCCACCTGCAACCAGCTTAAAGGCATCGTTTTTTATATGGCGAAGAGGTTTACAGATACAGCAAAATGGAAAGATTCTTGGTTTCAGGATTTGCCAACTAAATACAAATTATTCTGGATTTATCTGTGTGATGAATGCGATGCTGCCGGGTTATGGAAGCCTAATATAAGGCTTGCCACTTTTCAGATTGGAGAACCTTTTGAAGAAGTTGAGTTAAAGAGGGTTTTTTCTGAACGAATTACAATTACCGAATCTGGATATTGGTTTATAAAAAAGTTTATAAATTTTCAATATGGCGAACTTTCTGAACTATCAAAGCCTCATTTATCCATTATAAAAATTCTTAATTCGCACAAAATTAAAGGGTATCCAAAGGGTATACATACCCTTAAAGAAAAAGAACAAGAAAAAGAAAAGGATAAAGAAGAAGAAAAAGTAAAAGAAAGCCATCAGGAAAAACGAAGAATTGAGGAGTGCCTGACAATAGCATTGGCAGATGAAAGATGGGTAAGGGCTAATAAGACTAATCACCCTGAATTGGTACTTTTTAACGATTACCTGGAAAGGCTTAGTCATTACGATTTTAACCCTGCCGACTATAAACGATATTTTGCTAAACTGAAAGGCCGTTACCCAGATATGCTAAAAAAGAAGTACACAAGAGAAGAACTTTTGGAGATTGCAAGACAGATTGATAAAAATTAAAACAAATTACTATGCTATCAAACCCTGCATTTCTACTTTTACGGGAACATAAAGAAGTAAGGCACGAAGTTGAATCAATGATTTTAAAGCAGTATAAATATAAACTTTCTGCCGAAGAAATGATACAATGCTTTGAATACGGTATATCTGGAAGATACGGTAAATTTATCTCAGCAGATGTTCAAACAATTTCAAGTTGGATAAACAGGTTTTTAGCTGAAAGAACAAAAGGTGATAATTACCTGGCAGCTCCATTAATGAATAAAGATGCTACTGGTAAAAGCAACCAATACCCGAACAATATAGAATTGTGGCATAAAGAAATAAATAAGGCTTACAATGCTTACCTGAGAGGGTTATCTTATTCAGAGTTCCATCATGAATTACAATATTTTTTAGTAGTTGATGGCAAAATAAAAGTAGGTGACATTGATGACTTTTTGAGTAAAGATTATTTACAAAGATTTGACCCAATGAATGGCCCTAACGAAGAAATAAAAACAGCACATAGGAAAAGCCTTGTAAGGTACTTTGATAAATTAAAAACTCAGGGGTTTACATACGTTTATTACATCAGGCAAAATGAAGACATTTAGTGAAATATACAATACCGGCATGGCTGAACTGGCGGCTAAATACTGCCAGTTTTATAAAGACAATCCTAAAAACTTTATAACCTGCTTCCTAAAATTCAGGTCAATCCGTACTGAATGCAGAACGATTACAACCATGTTCCCTATTGAAAGTGACAAAGATTTTACGGACTATTGCAACAAGTTTGAACTGTCTGAGGCTGACAGATCAGTCCTGAATAAAACCCTTCAAATGATTTATGAAACCACAAAAGAATAGTTTATGAAAGTATGGCACTTCACACCCTGGAGCAATGAAAAAGACTTAGGCGCAGCTTACAATGAATATATGAGGCTTATCCCTGACGGAGATGTGGCTTGTATTCGTGATCTTGATACAATGTTTCTTACACCGGATGCAGGTGATATTGTTCAAAAGGCGGCAGAACAAAACCCGTTATCTGTTTTGGTTTGCTTCACTAACCGGATCCATCCATCAGCCAAAGCACAATTAGCGGCAGATAGTTTGTTCGACAATACTGACATAATGAAGCATATCAACTATGCTCATGACATAAGGCATTTTCCTGATAATAAAACCACTGATGTCGCTGGCCCGTTGTCAGGGTTTTTAATGGTAATACCTAAAGCTATTTGGCAAATTTGTCCCTTTGCTGAAGGGGTTGGACTGCTCGGTGTTGATACCTATTTTTTTAAGAACTTGCAGCGAAAAGGAATAACTATCAAAAGAATCAATCACCTTTATATTTTTCACACATACCGTCTTTTAAACGGAATTGAAAACAAAGAACATTTGAAATGAAAGTAGCTTTATTGACCGCAAATATTGGTGACTTTGATGAAGTATTATCAGTACCTAATCAATCAGTACCTTATGATTATTTTCTTTACACTGAAAACAATTTACCAGTCCCGCTATCTGAGCAAAACAACAGGATGAAAAGCAAGTTTATCAAATTTCAGCCTCATAAGTTTTTGCCTGGGTATGATGTTTTTATTTGGGTTGATGGCCGGGTTCAAATTAATACGGGTACATTTGTTGAAGATTGTTTAAAGCAATTAAGCAACAATGATATAGTAATCAGCCGGCATCCAGAAAGAGAAACCACAGGACAGGAATATGACTTTATCATTGAATGGCAAAGAAAGGGAAACAAGTATCTTCTCTCCAGGTACGATCAGGATGCTATAATAGCTGAAAGAAAGATAGTTGGTGATGATACTGAATTAATGGCCGGGTACTTCTTTGTATGGAGAAATAACGAACTTAATAAAAAGATATTCAATTCAATTTGGAATTTCTTAATCAACTATAATTCATTTGACCAATGTTTTTTGTCTTATCAATCAAAATACATGAATAGGGTAATTTATCAGCCCGACATAACTTTGTTAAAGCACAAATGAAAAAGCTAATTTATACCGCAATCTTTGGCCCTTACGAGGAATTAAAAACGCCCATTATAATAACTGAAGGGTGGGATTATATTTGCTTCACCGATCAGCCTTTAGTTTCAAAAGTCTGGAAGATTGTGAGGATGGCTAAAGACAAGTCAGATACTTTAATGGCGAGGCAGGTAAAGATTATTCCACCGCTTGACTATGACATTTCAATTTGGATTGACGGAGCATTTACTATAAACTGTGACCTGAATAAATTTTGGGAACAGTTTTTTATTGAGCCGTTCACCGTATTCAATCACCCTATCCGTAATTGTGTGTACGAAGAATGCCAAGTCTGCATCATGAACAAAAGAGCACCTGAAATGGATATTGCTTCACACATGGATTTTTTGCACCAAGAAAAGATACCGGCAAACAATGGCCTCATTCAGTCAGGGGTATTACTCAGGCGGCATACAAAGGAGGTGATTGCATTCTGTGAATTTTGGCACTTACAAATAAGGCGAAGCACAAGGGATCAGATAGGGTTTGCGTATTGCGAACACAAAATGCAGGGTATCGCAAAACATAGCGGTTACCCGTTTGATTACCGCAGAAACGATTTTTTTAAATATAAACCGCATTACAACAGGAGGAAAAAATATGTTACCACATACAGAAATAATTAACTACATAATCAAAAAAAGGGGCTTTTCCTCTTATCTCGAAATCGGGATAAATAACAGGTCAAAGAACTTTGATTTAATCGATTGCCGTTTCAAGATTGGTGTTGACCCTGAAAAAGCAGCAATGGCTAACTTCACCGGGACAAGTGATGAATTTTTTGGACAAAATACGTCCAAATTTGACTGTGTGTTTATTGACGGCCTTCACCATTACGACCAAGTTCGGAAAGATTTTGAAAATGCTTTACAATGCCTCAACGAAAACGGGATTATAATTTTGCATGATACCAACCCGGCTGATGAAAAATATACTCATGTCCCAAGAGATGTAAGAGGCAGGTGGAACGGTGATTGCTTCCAAATATTACCAGACCTGATAGGTTTTGACTTTGTCACCTGCGACTGGGAGGCCAATGGGGTAACTGTGGTTAAACCTGGAGGAACAGTCATAGAATATAATCCTATTACTTATGAGCAATTTCACCAAAAAAGAAAAGAATTAGGAAATCTTGTCAACCGCCAACAATTTGAAGCATGGATATAATTTTGCCTTTCTCAGCTGACAGGCTTAACGGCCTTGAACTAAAATATGCTATCAGATCAATCAGAAAGCACCTGACAGGCTTTGACGGAATTTACATAATTGGGGATAGGCCAAAGGAGGATGGTATCATTCACATACAAGCCACAGACGTACCAGGCAGAAAGGAAAAAAGTATCTGTGATAAAATACTTAAAGCCTGTGATTTGTTTGAAATATCAGAAAACTTCATTATGTGGCATGATGACCATATTCTCCTAAAACCGCTTGACGTTTCGCAGATTAAGGCATGGCACAACGGTCAGCTGATAAACGAACTGAAGCGGAGCCACTCTGGTTATAGGCAAACCGTTCAGAATACCCTTAACTTTTGGGAGGAAGATTACCAGCCGCATATCCTCAACTTTGACATTCACACCCCTTGCGTTTTCAACAAAGAAGCATTTAAATACATCAACACTCCCGACATCTGGCAACGGGAGATGTGTATCAAATCGCTTTACTTCAATTACCTAAACGAACCCGGCGAATTTGTGGCCGACCTTAAAATCAACCAATCCGGCCTGTCAAAAGAGAAAATCCTTGCCGCAATCGGTGACCGCCTTTTCCTGTCAACCGGCCCGATGGGAATGGAGCCGCCACTAACAGAAATACTCGAAACACTTTTTCCGGATCAGGTTTAAAAATAATTTGGTAACTATCAAAATCTTTTACTTATTTTGTAAACCATATTGGATAATACTCCTATGAGCCATGAAAAAAACATTTAACGCTGCTAATTACAGCGCAAATTTTAATAATTACACCCCGCTGTAACAAGTCGGGTTTTGTCGTTTATGCCAGCAGGAAGACCACCTTTTTATGAATCGGTTGAACAGCTTGAAAAAGCTATTGACGATTATTTCAACGAAGGTGTTGAAACTAAGAAGATTGTAATCGGTAAAGGCGAAACTGCAAGGATTGAAGAAATACCTGTCCCTACCATTTCAGGGCTTGTATATTACCTTGGTTTTGAAAGCCGTCAGTCGTTTTATGACTATGAAGAAAAGCCTGAATTTACTTACACCGTAAAAAGAGCAAGACTTTGGATTGAGAAAGAGTATGAGGCTCAACTGAATATTGGTAATACAGTAGGTGCAATTTTCGCCCTCAAAAATATGGGCTGGAAAGATAAGACTGAAACTGAATTATCCGGAGGCATTGACTTAGGCAAAAAACCAAGTTGGTTTGATAACGGAAGCAACGATAGTACAACCTGAAACTCGGCGTAAACCAGGATGGAAGCAGTGTACTTCGTATTACGATAACAAGAGGAGTAGGAAGCGAATAACGATTAATCAAGGGGGAACTCGATCAGGTAAAACATTTTCGATACTTCAAGTTCTTTGTGAGTGGTGTTTCGAGAATAAAGATGCAGGCTGGATTATTTCGATAGTTCGTAAAACGCTGCCAGCATTGAAAGGCTCTGCTTACCGGGACTTCCTGAAAATAATCAGTGACGAAAACTGGTATAGTGAGGCCAACCACAACAAGTCAGAAATGACTTATCTGCTCTTTGGAAATTTGATTGAGTTTATTTCGGTTGACCAGCCGCAAAAAATCAGGGGAAGGAAAAGAAACGTCTGTTTTATCAACGAGGCAAATGAATTAAGCTGGGAGGATTTCTTTCAGCTAAACGTGAGGACAACGGATAAGATAATACTTGACTATAACCCGTCTGATGAATTTCACTGGATTTATGAAAAGCTGGAACCAAGGCCGGACGCTGATTTTTTCATAACAACCTATCTTGACAATCCATTCTTAGAAAAAGAACTGGTGGAGGAAATAGAAAGGTTAAAGGATGCGGACGAAGAACACTGGCAGGTTTACGGGTTGGGTCAAAAGGGCGTAAGCCGTGATACGATCTACACACACTGGAAATTGTGTGATGCCCTACCCGGTAAAGGTGAGGTTTGGATGGGACAGGATTTCGGGTTCAACGTCCCGTCAGCACTGGTAAGGGTTGAGATGTACGAAGGTCAGATATACGTTGAGCAGGTTTTACATGAAACCAAACTAACTACTACTGATTTGATTGAACGGTACAAGGATTTGGGGATAGGAAAAAATGTAGAGATATTCTGTGACAGTGCAGAACCGAAAACGATTGAGGAACTAAGGAGGGCAGGGTATAATGCAAAGGAAGCTGACAAGGATGTGACCGAGGGGATAAGAAAAGTGAAGTCGCTGCCGCTGCACATAACGAAGGGCAGTAGTGATTTGTTGAAAGAAATAAAATCCTACAAATGGAAAACGGATGTAAACGGCAGGCCGGTAAAGGACAAGGACAGGGACGAGCCGGTGAAGTTCAACGATCACCAAATGGATGCGCTTAGATATGCCATATTCACTAAACTATCTAAGCCTAAATTTATAACCAACTGGTAAAATGAACATATTTGAAAAGATATTTTTGAGCCGGAAAACGAGGCAGCTAATAGAGCAAAAATCTATTGCTGGGCCTCGTTTCGCTTTAGGGCCAAATGGCTTGTACGTTGGCCCGCCTGATAATCAGGAGAGCTACATCACAAACGGCTATCAACTGAACGATATTGTATATTCGGCTATTCAGTTAATACTTGACAAAATTACGGTTGCACCCTGGGGGCTTTACAAGGTCGAAGATGAAGAAGAATTAAAGCGATACAGGGCAATCATGGCAACAAAAAATATAAGCCCTAAAGATTACAGGCAGGCAAGGGATAGCCGCAAAAAATCATTAAAGCCTATTGAAAACTATGGATTGCAGGAAGGCAGGCTCAAAGAATTGCTAACCTATCCAAACGAAGCCGAAACATGGACGAGCTTTATTATTGGCGGGATGCTGTACAAGCTGTTAACCGGCAATAAGTACGTTTGGGGTGATCCGCTGAAAGGGGGGGCAAACATGGGCCTGCCTTCTTTCCTTTATAATCTTCCATCAGATCAGGTCACACTTAAAATTGATAATACTTTCCCGGCTAAAGTAACAGGCTATGAGATTACTGGCATAGGCCAAAAGTTTGATAAGTCTACGGTGCTGCATGAAAAATATGCTAACCCTAAGTGGGATGTGATGGGTGGCAACCTTTACGGTATGTCACCACTGAAAGCAGCCTTGCAGGGAGTGATAAGCCGTAATAATTCAGCAGCAACGGCAACGGCAGCACAGTACAAAAACAGGGGACTTGACCAGGTTCTTTATCTCGATGACCCGGCAGAAAGGACATCGCAGGACGGTGTGGCAATGATGGAAAACCTGAAACTGAAACTAAAGAATGAATACACCGGTGTTTACAATTACGGGAAAATAGCTACAAGCCCTTACAAGGTAGGGGCTTTGTCGTTAGGATTGAGTGCAAAGGATATGCAGATCATTGAGGCAGAAAAATGGGATCTTGTTCGGATATATAACATATTCGGAGTGCCTCCCGCACTTGGCAGCACTGAGGTTATGACGATGGATAATATCAAAGTGGCTGAAAGGTCACTTACTACCCGTTGCGCCTTGCCAGAGATGACAGTATTTAGGGATATGCTCAACTGGAAACTGAAAACTGATTGGGGCTTTAAGGGAAAAAATATATATGTCGACTTTGATATGACCGTTTATTCAGAACTGGGCTCTGATATGAACGATGTGGCAAACTGGATAAGCAAAGTATCACAGGTATTTACCCCTAATGAAATCAGGGAGCAATTAGGATATGAAGGTATTGAAGCCCCTGAATTTGACGAGCCGTGGATAACGCCACAGATGGGGCAACCCCTGAATGAATGGGTAATGAACCCGGTAGATAATGCTTTGAATTATGAACAAGATAACGGCCAAAGTGATGAAGGTATATCCGGTAACGGAACTGGAGCAAAAGTGCAGGATGGAAAGAGAACGGCGGCAACATCTTAGAAAACTATTAAAACAAAGACTTGAACAGGAGGAATTACATACAGGAATGCGAAAGGATCAACCGGAAGTTTGAGGCAAAGTATTTCCCTAAGATAAAAGCCTCAATAAAATCACAGGTTGATGAAGTGGCCGCAATCGTTTCACAGGGAACGGTTCAGGACGCTATTAACTACACAAATAATATCGTTTCGTTTCCTGGTGCTGTGATAGTACAGGAATTGTATAATGAGGTTGGGCTAAGATATGCCCGTAAGCAATGGAGACAGTTTAATGAGCAAAAGAGAACGTTAAGGGCAACGGTAAAGGCTTCTCATTCATTCGGTGGGTACATTGGTATTAATGAGGTTGAGGTAAAGGGTTTTGGCTTTAACGATATTTGGGCAGCATGGATAAAAAACTATTTGTTTCAGCATTTAATTGAAGTGATTAGTTTCAAAGTATCAGCACATACCCGTTCTGTATTGCTTAACGTATTACAGAAAAGTATTGACGAAGGATGGGGAGTTGATAAGACAGTTGAGGCGTTAAATGAATTACCATTGTCAGCTACACAGGCAGCAAGGATAGTGAGGACTGAGGTTGGCAGGGCAGCAAATGCCGGTGTACTGGCTGCATCAGCAACCTTTGAATATGAACAAAGCAAAGAATGGATAGCGGCTAATGATAACCGGGTGAGGGGAACTAATCCTGAAGATCATGTATCACATCGTTCTTTGAACGGTACTGTAATCGGAGTTGATGAATACTTTGTTGACCCTCGTAATGGTGACAGGATGAAAGCCCCTGGTGATCCCGGTGAGAAAGGCAGACCTGTAAAGCCTGAAAGTACAATTAACTGCCGTTGTATGGCTGCGGTGGTGGCAAAGGTTGATGAAAGAGGCAGGTTGATTCCTAAACAAAAAACAAATTTGGCACTATGAAAGACATATTTTCCAATAAAGATTTTAGTTCTGTTCCCATGTTTAAAGACATGGACGGGAAGAAGGGTATTGTAACCGGGTATTTTTCAGAGTTCAATTCTGTCGATAGTGACGGCGATGTGATTGAACCAGGGGCTTTTCAAAAGAGTATATCACAGAACGGGCCTCAATCAGCAAAGCCCAGAATAAAACATTTACTCAATCATGATGTAACACAGCCTTTAGGTGTTCTTATGGTTTTAAAAGAAGATGCCAAAGGTCTTTATTATGAGAGCCAGTTAGGTAGTCATGCCCTTGCTATTGACTTTTTCAAGATGGCTGAAAGCGGGCTGATAACAGAACATTCAATAGGTTTCAGGACCATGAAGTATGAGCAGGTTACGCCGTGGAATGATTGGAGGGAGGGTGATGTGGCTCGCAGGCTTACTGAATTAAAATTATGGGAAGGAAGTTCATTAACAGCCTGGGGTGCGAATGGTAACACTCCATTGACCGGAATTAAGGGAATGAGCAAAGAGGCATTAATCGGATTTTACAAACAAAAGTCAGAACACATTGAGCGGTTCTGCCGTAACACGGATGCAACCGATGAAACGGTAGAGATGCTTTTGGTGCATAATAAACAGCTTACTCAGCTTATCATTGATTTAAGCCAAACCACTGAAACGGATCCCGAATCCACTCAGCCGGTATTAAAGGATGCGTTTGCTGAAGCGGTTGAAATGTTTAAATTTCATAACACATTAAAAAACTAAAGATGGAAGCGAAAGACATAAAAGCAATGCTTGACGATGTTCAAAAGACAATCGAGCAAACATTGACTGCAAAACAAAAAACTGAAATAGCCGACCAGTTAAAGACGTTTAATGATGCTGTTGCCGAAATGAAAGGCAAAGGCGCAGAGATTGACGAGCTGAAAACAAAGCTGGCTGCTGCTGAAAAAGCATTGGCTGACAACCAGCCGGTAATTGATGCCTTTGTAAAAGCAGGGCAGGAAAGAAAAACAGATGTGAAAGAAAAATCCTTTGTTGCTGCAATCGGTGAAGCGTTTGAAGCTAAGTTTGATGACATCAAACATCTTCAAAAGCATAAAGGGACTATCACCCTTGATCTGAAGGGTGTAAACCTGAATACAAAGGTAGTTGCAAACATGACACTTGGCGGACACCTTACGGGTGACCAGGTTGGCAGCTATCTTGGCGCAGGTATGTTGGCAGGTGATACGGTAAACCTTCGTGACTTTATTCCTACAACAAGGACGGCCACTGGTTTGGGTATCACTTACAGGGAAACAGGCGGAGAAGGTGCTTTTGCCCGTCAGACAGAGGGAAACAGCAAAGCACAGGTTGACTATGATTTTACGGAGGTAAAGGTGGTTCAGCGTTACATCGCTGGTACGGCCACAATCAGCCGTCAGATGCTGCAAGACCTTCCGTTCCTGCAATCAGGTCTTAGCCGTATGCTGCTGCGTGATTTCTATAAAAAAGAAAATACGTTGCTGTACGCTAACCTGGCTGCTGACCTTACAACAGCATTCACAGCAACCGGTAATAATATCCCTGAAAAGATATTGTCAACCGTAATTAAGCAAAAGAAAAACGGGTATACTGCATCAGTAGTGTTCATCACTTATGAAGACTGGAATACCTGTTTGACAGAACGCAGGCCGTCAACCGGTACTGATTATGCTTTGCCTATGGGCTTTAGCTTCAACTCAGTTACTGGTATGCTGACTTGCCTCGGTACTCCGGTTATACCTGCATCATGGGTGAATGCCTCTGACATAACTGTAATTGACAACAATTACATTGAAAGGCTTGAAGTTGATGGCCTTGCTATCAGCATGAGCAATGAAGAGGGCAACAACTTCACAAAGAACCTTGTTACCTTTAAAGCAGAATGCCGTGAAGATTTGAATGCGTTGCTGACAGCAGCACATTTGAACTTCGGAACACAGTCATAAGCATTTGGTGTATATTTCTCATAACGGTAAGTATAGGGGTGGGTTTCCACTCACCCCTAATTTTTAAGATGGAAAAAAGAGAGCAAAGGCCGAAAAGAAAAAGGATAGTGAGATGTAAACCAAAGGCAGAATTAGTTTACAGTCTAAAAGAAAAGCAAACTATAAAACCAACCGGAAAGCATGAATATAAATTATCATAAGGTTAGAGATGTTACCGTTTACAGCGGGGCAATCACTGAGCCGGTTACGGTGCAAGAGGTGAAAGACTATATCCGGTTGGCAGGATTTGTTGACGTAAACGAAAGCCCGTCTACTGACTTGTCAGACTTTTCTTTTGATGATGACCTGATTGCTGATATTATCCAGGCAGTCAGGGAAGGATTTGAGCAGGAGTTAGGCGTTAGTCTTATACCGAAAAGCCTAAAGGCAGTTATTACTAACCAGTGCGGGATGATTGAGATACCTATGGGGCCAGTGTCAGATATAACCAGCCTGAAAGATAGTGATGGCAATACTCTGACATATACGATTATTGGTGATGAGGGGGACTTTCCTAACCTGAAAGACCCATGCCATGAGAATATGGTAATGGAATATGAGGCCGGTTATGGTTCGACAGGTTGCCCGGCAGTTCCAAAGGCTATAAAATTGGATATGTTGAAAGCCTGTTACTGGCATTATGAAAACAGGGGGGAGGTTGCAAACGTTGGTAATTTTATCAGTTCTACATCAAAAAGATTTATGAGAAAAACATGGCTGTAACTTATCAAATACGATTACAAAAATGGGTTACGTCAAAAGATGCCAACGGGGATCATGTTGAGGCGGTCACTAAGAATATATCAACCTTTGCTGAAGTAACTGACGGTGGCGGCAGCAGGTCTTTTGATTTTGGTGATACGAATATGACCAAAAACAAAGATTTTAAAATCCGATTCAATATAAATTTTTACCCAACTGGAAATTGGCGGGTAATTTATGACGGGAAACAATATACTATCAATAGTATTGAAAAGGACAAGGAAAAAAGATTTTACTGGGTATTTAAAGGAACGGCAGAATGAAAGTAACGGTAAAAGTAGACGGGATCACTGAGGTATTGAATAAGCTCAGTAAATTACCGGCAGAGGTTCAGGGTGAAGTGAAAGCAATACTAAGGCGTGGTGCTGATATATGGGTTCGTAATGCTATTGCAGAAAGCCCCGTAGATATAGGAGCATTGAAAAGAGGAATCAATCATAAGGATATTTCAGCAGGTTCAACAATAGGCTTTGCGGTTAGCTCAAACAGTGAATATAGCTCTTATATGGAGTTTGGGACTAAAAAAAGGTTTAAAGCTATTTCAGGCATTGACAGCAGCGTATTCATAGCAGGAACAAAGTCAGGAAGCGGGAAAGGTTTTTATAATAATATTTTGAATTGGGTAAAGCGCAAAGGATTTGCGGCAGAAAGAACAAAATCAGGACGGGCAAGTAAAAGCGTTAGCAGCCAGGTTGCACAGGAACAGGCGGCCTTTGCCATCTACTTGTCAATAATGAGGCATGGGGTAAAGCCTCAACCGTTCTTTTTTAAGCAGATACCGATTGTAAAGGAAACGATTGAAAACGGATTACAGGCACTTCAAAGGGATAAAGTATTATGACAGCAGCATTATTAAACGCATATTATGAAGCTCTTGACGGTAACGTAAGCGGGTTCCCCGTTTATAAGTTGACTGTACCTGAAGATGAAAAAGGAAATTTCGTCCTGCTTAGTATTGAAGGTGGTGCCGATGTAGATAATAAGGGCAGGAGAATTGAGGAAGTTGTTATAAGGGTTGACATCGTGGCGAATTACCGGAATGATGCTTCACAGGCAGCTCTTGAAACGGCAGACGGTTTAATTAAGGACATAATTTGTCCTAATCCTGGAGGCAATAGTTTGACAGGGTCGGGAATTGAAATAAGAAACGTAAGGCGGGAAAATTACGCATATACGGTTGAGGGTGGTGGCGTGGATATGGTGTATCGTAAAATTTCACGCTATACAAACAGGATAGTTGAGATAGTATCAGGATCATAATTTTAGTAACTTTTAAAACTTAAATAAAATGGCAGTAACAGAATTACAAGGAAACCGGGTAGGTATATACATCCGGGACTTTGGGACTACAAACGCTTTTAAACGTATCGTTTGTGAAGAAACTTGCAGTATTGACCTGAATAATGATGTGACCACAACAAAAACAAAGTGTGGTACATTCAAGGGCATTGATGTAGTTGACTGGAAAGTATCTGGTAATGGAGTGGCAAACTTCAATCCTTCACCTTCAGAGATTTCAGCCGATGCTTTGCAGGCTTTACAGGTAGCAAGGACGAAGCAAGAGGTTGTGATTCAAAATGAATCATTTACTGAGGGTGTAACGACATACGGAGTTGGTGATGTTTTCAAGTTCTCCGGGCCTGCTTACCTTACGGCGCAGCAGATTAGTTTTCCGACAAACGACATTGTGAAGTTCACTTACAATTTTGAAGGTATTGATGATCCTATATTAACAGAAAGCTAATCGTATGACAGAAAAGAAAATGACATTAAACATAGCCGGTAAAGACTATGTTTTGAACTTTGGTGTAAACTGGTTTTATGAGTTTTACAAGCAAGACAGCGGGCATGACCTTATAAAAGACCCTGCATTTACAGTTGTAGATATGCAAAGCACTGAGCTATTCAATGTAGTGCAGTCCTTAGTATTTGCAGGCATAAAAACAGAGGCAGCAATAAAAGGTACTGAACCACTTGAAAAAAGTGAAGTGACTAAGTATATCATGTGTATTGACGTTGCAGATGTAACAGATTTGCTTTGGAAGATTATTGCTTGTATATCAGGTGTGACAGTTGATGAATTAAAAGCCGTTCCTGTGGAAGAAAAAAAAACGGAACCGGAACCAGTTGGGATAGTCTGAAGTCGGAGGCATTCGGTGAGATAGGGTTACTGCCTTTTGAATTTTACCGAATGCACACTGATGACTATCTTTTGTTGAGGAAAGGGTTTTACAGCAAAAGAGAGTATGAACAGGCTCTCGTAAGAAAAGGGGTTGAGTTGGTTGTGGCTCCGTGGGTAAAGTCAGGCTTCAATATTAAAAAGTACTGGCCTATTGGAAGTGAGATTGAAGAAGCAAGTAAGGCACAGGATGAAGCCGTTAAGACATTGAACTATCTTAAAGCTAATGAGGGGAAATTCGTATATGCAAAAGTAAACGGTGTAATTGTCGAAGTACCAATAAATGATAATTGATGGCTGGAATTAGGTTTGATATAAGCACGAACACAAATCAGGCTGTTGCCGGTATTGAAAAGGTGACTAAGTCGCTGCAAAAAATGCCTAATGCCAGCAACCAGGCTACCAACTCATTAATGAACCTGTCAAGGGTGGCGCAAGATGCTCCCTATGGATTTATTGGTATTGCCAATAATATTAACCCGTTATTAGAATCATTCCAGAGGCTAAAAGCTACTACCGGTACAACTGGTGGGGCTATGAAGGCGTTAGGTAGTTCACTGATGGGCCCAGCCGGTGTAGGCTTGGCAGTTGGTGTAGTATCTTCATTGCTTGTAACTTTTGGTGATAGACTTTTTGGTGCTGGAAAAGCAGCAAAAGAAGCAAGCGAAAAAGCTAAACAGTTAAGAGATTCAATACAAGGCATATTTGAAAATGCAGGAAAAGAAGCTGCAAATGTAAATCTTTTAATATCTGTACTAAAAAACGAAACAGAAACAAGGGAAAGGAAGCTATCTGCAATAAAGCAACTTCAGCAAATACAGCCCGAAGTTTTTGCATCTCTAAAATTAGAAGGTGATACTGTAAATGGATTAGATTCAGCATATCAGCAATACCTTGCCAATCTTCAAAGCGTAATTAAGGTAAAAGTAAGACAGTCACAATTAGAGAATTTAATAACTAAACAGCTACAATTACAAGATAAGGTTATTGGTGACCAATTAATAATTGACAAGCCTTTTTTAGCAAGTGCAATACCTGGAGAAAGAGAAAAGATAACAAAGTCTTTAATAAATCAGGTTAGTGCTGCAAAAATTGAGCTTCAAAATTTACAATCTGAAATTAATAATATCTTAAAAGATATTCAATCAAATACACAAGGGATAGAGCTAAAGCCTCCACCAGTAACAAAAACAACGGTATCAAAAAAAGATAACATTGTTCCTCTTTTGGGTTTAGGTGATAGTGATCAGGCTTTATTCAGTTCAATAGACAGGATATTCTCCAAGATACAAGACAGGGTAAATTTCAGGCTTAAAAACCTGTTTAACCAAAAGAAGGGATTTGATATTACAGGTGGCAGTGCAAAAGAAAAAGGATTAATACCGGATGAAACTATAAAGGCCACGCAAGAGCAATTACAATTTTTATCACAGGCAATCGGCAGCGTTTTGCAGCCTGCGTTTTCTGGATTGTTTGATGCTTTTGAAGAAGGCGGTAACGTCATTAAATCATTCTTTGATGGATTTGTGGATGGGATCAAGCGAATGATTGAGCAACTACTGGCAACGGCAGCAATATCAGGGATATTGTCGCTTATTCTTCCAAATGCAGGCGGTTTCGGTAAAATATTTTCAGGATTAATTGGATTACCAGGAAGGGCAGCAGGTGGCCCTGTTGCAGCAGGCAGGCCGGTTATTGTTGGGGAAGCTGGAAGGGAGTTATTCATCCCATCCACAAGTGGCCGTATCGTTCCTACAAATGGTTTGGGAGGTCTTGCAGGGGCAGCTATGCAAATGGTATCAGTTACAGTGAACGGTCAGATAAGTGGCCGTACAATAGAATTAGTTCAAACAAGACAACAAAGATATAGGTTAGGTAATGGCTAAACCACTGACGATATATTTGATTAAATGGCAATCGTTTCATGAAAATACTGACATTCAGTGTTGGGTAGAAATTGCCGATTATGATAATATGATACCTGACGATGAGGCGCAAGACGTTTATCTTTTGCAGCCAGCAGGCGAACCGGCAACCTTATCTGTAATTGATAATGACGAAAATCCGTTTAAGGTAATCAGGGGGCAGCAGCTAACTATTCAGTTCATAAATTCACTCAATTATAATTTTGCCACATTTGCGGAAGGATCAGACAGGCGGTGGGGTGTTCATTACTTCATTGGTGATAATACAAAGACCATATTCAAGGGTTGGCTGAATATGGATGACATCAGCGAACCTTTGTTACCCTACGGTGGTGAAGTGGTTACACTAACGGCAAACGATGGATTGGGATCACTCAGAGATATTCCACTCACCAATGATGACAGCGAAGTACCAAAAGGCAAGTATCGTATATCTCAGCTATTGGCTTATTGCCTGAAAAAGACAGGCTACGAGTTAGAATTACGGGTTGCGTTCAATATAAAGCAGTGGGGTGATGTGGATGACATCAGCACTCCGAATGCGAACAATGAACATTTATTTACGACTACTTATTTGGATGCACTTTCATTTGAGGAAGAAATAGGAAAGTTAGAAAACTGTTATGATGTAATTGAAAAGATATTGGGTCATGAGGCGTGGCTATTCCAGTCTAAAGGTCAATGGTGGATTGTCAGGATTGACGAAGTAGAGCAAACCAGGGGCCTTTATGTAACTTCCTTTGATGCTGACGGTACTTTTATCGGTAATCTTGGGGAGATAAGTTTTGACAAGTCAATAGGCGCAAGCGAAACCATAAGGTTAAGCGAAGAGGCAAGTATTATTAAGAACAACCGTCCTAAAAAGTCGGTCAGGTTGAATTACAAGTACGAAACCCCTGCGGAAGTACCGGCCAACGTATCACTAACAAGGGGTGATTTGAGAGATACAGTTTCCTCAACACAGAGAAACTTTGTTTTAGATGATTGGACTAAACTTTGGAGCAACACATCTACGGACGATCCGGCCAACGATGATATTTACATAAGAAGAAACTACAACGCAAACGGTGACGAAACGGAGAGATTTGTTGTTATTGAGGGAAGCAGTGAGTTTACGTTTATAATGAGTGAGCCTATACCTGTTCACGAAAGCGACAGGGTAGAAATAGACCAGAACAGACGGATAAGCTCAGATATTGGAGGTAGCGGATTTTTTAGGGATAACTGCGTGCAATTAAGGTTATACGCCAATGATGGCACTTTCTACACTCATCACGGCAAGACAAGCGCAGATGATACAGTCTATTGGGAAAGCTGCAATAGTGATTTCAGGAACAACCAGAAATTCCACTGCTTTGAGGGTGACTTATCTCAGGACTTAACAGAAAGTCAGTCGCTTTATTCCGGTGAGGTTGCCCCAGTTCCTAAAGATGGATTTATAAGAGTTCTACTTTACAGGTCATCTCTTTCTGGAATGAGTACAAGGGACACATATATTGAGGATTTTACTTTTAGATACATTCCTTATATAGCCGGTTCTTATCAGTTATTCAATGCACAGTACAGCCAAACAGACAGGGGAAATACAGACTATGCCGCAAAGATTGAGGATGATGTGGCGGTTAGCGATTCGCCTAAGATTTTATTCAAAGGTGCTTTATTAAAGATAAGCAGTTACAATACTGTTTTTAGCGGGTCGGTTACGTTTACTAACCTGGGGAGTTTTGCAATAACCGGAAGCTATATCACATCGTTTTACAGAGGGCAGATATTAAGGATAACCAATACAACAAATAACAACGAAACAGAGGCAAGAGTTACGGCAGTTGCTTATTCATTGGTAGGTGGTACTACTAATGTTTTCATTGATAAAACAACAGTAGCAGAAACAGACGGGACTACCACAATAGAAGAACCTGTGTTTAGCCTTGCCAGTGAGTTCTATAACGCTGCTGTTTTTCCTGCCGGTACGGTAGATACTGATTACAACCAGAGATACGGACGGATTCAACTCTTTGACGTATGGAATCAGCATTATTACGATATGCGGGCAGTTGAAGGCACTTTGCAGGGGCTTGACTTGTCAGAGGTTGACGGTGACGATTTACCGGATGCCGCCTCAATGCTTAATAAATGGGAGTTTACTGATAACTCTGTGAATTTAGCAGACAGATATTGGGTGTTATTGAGCTATGAACAAAACCATGATAACGCAGGCTGGACAGGATATTTCAGGGAAGTATTTAATACAAACAGGGAAAAAGATTATTCTAACTTTGAGTTTAAATATTTAGAAAAATGAGTGATCCGGTACATGGCAGGAATGTGGTTATTGAGATGCGAAATGATGACCTTTCATTCACCCCAATATTATGCGGGGAAGATTGCTCATTCAGCCGGTCGCCTGAATTTATCCCGGTCACATCAACAGGCAGTGGATTATTCAGAGAATATATGATAAGGAGGGAAGAATGGAGTATGTCAGTAAATGGGCTTACTAAAATAAACAACGGTGCTACACTTTCATTTTTCTATATGCTTCAAACATCAGTAAGAAGGGTATTGAAGTATTTTAGAATTACTTTTACAGATGATGTTGGTGATAATAAGCAAATAGAGGGCAATGCCTATATTGGGCAGATGGATATTAACGGGCCTATCTCAGATTTTGCAAAGGCAAGTATTGAGTTAAAGGGAAGCGGGGCATTTACGGTTACAACGGTTACCAATCCTGTTCCAGTTGAATATGAAATTATAAGCGATTACTGGCAGACTGTGAACGGGCAGAATTATGTAAACGGAACAAGTGAAAGTGTATTGATAACATTGCAAAATACTGATGAGGTACTGGCCGCATTCCTGGAGGGGATAGAATACGACTTGGTAGGAAGTACGCCTTCCGCAATGTCAAGGGAGTGTTATTTCAGTACTTCGCCATTGCGGGTAATTTTCCCGATTACATTTGACGGATCACAAAGGGTATTTTTAATATTAAAAAGGCCAGTGTGACAATAGAAAGAAAAACATACACGATTAGCAGGAGGGACTTGGGTATTTATGATCCTGCGTTGGCCTATGTTGGTGTAAAATTGCTAACTGTTGACGGCGTTCAATTTGATCCTGTTGCAAATTATCCGTTGGGGAATAGGGAATATCAGCATAATGTAAGTGCCGGAACGATTGAGGTTAGTGTTTTACCGTTTGATGAACCTTTAACTGTAAATGTTTTAATTGTATATTAATGAAAAAGATTTTATTTATTATCGGATTGTTTTTTAGCCTTGCGGCGGCAGCGCAGCCAACGAATTACACTAAAATAAATATGAGGTATCGTTGGTTAAGTGGTATGTTTGACAGTGTATTGTATGTACCGAGGTATAACGGTACTCCATCAGGAGTGAGAGTGAATGAAACGGCTGCAATAGATGGCATGATTGCAATGGACACGACTAACAATAGGCTATATATTTATTCAGGTGGGTCTTGGATAAGACTGGCAGCATTTACAGATATAACCGGCTCCACCCTCTCCAACATTGGTTCTGGCTACCGGTTAGCGGTGCCGGGAACGAACAATGTGAAAACAGTTTATGCGGTTAATGGACTGACTTTAGATAGCAGTAGTAATACCAATGCGCT